GCCCTGGTCCTCGGAAGCAGGTTCGGCGCCCGGCTCCTCGATAACCGCATCATTAGGCGCAGCCTCTGCGGGTGCTGCCTCGGGGGCAACCTCTTCTGCAACTGGCTCCGCAGCAACTGGCTCTGCAGCAGGAGCAGCGGCCTCACCCTGGATGGGTGCGCCGGTCTCTAGTGCAAGGCGGTTGCTAGTTGCCGAAGCAAGAACCTCTGCAACGTCAGCCTCAGAGACCTCTCGGTACTCCTCGACATCTGCTACTGGCTCTTCTACGGCAGGTGCAATTTCCGCAGCAGCGACAACCTCAGTGATTGGTGCAGTTTCCTCTGCGGCTGGCGCAGTCTCCTCTGCAGCAACTTCAGCGGCAGGCTCCGCCGCGTGCTCGACAGCCTCTTCAGCCACTGGGGCCTCTTCGACTGCCTGCGGGGCGATCTCTTCGCTCATGTTTTTCTCCATTCCTTCAGAGGTTGTGCCCTCTGCTACAACAATATTGCTGTCGGCAAACTCATCGCCGACAGACTTTTCAGATTGGCGAAGTGCTTCAATCTTATCTAAAGTAGAAACCTTGTGTCCAACAATTACATCAGACGGGGCCCAGCCTTCGCCGCGCTGGCGCCAAACCCTAATCAAAGCAGCCGGGTCCTCTTCGGTTCCGATTACTTCAAAATCTGAGTCGGGGATAGAAACGCGGCCATCACGCACAACGCGCTGGACCTGACCGCGAGCGGTACCGCCGCTTGACTTCCATGACACAAAGTCGCCCTTCGAGACGCTCTCTGCCTTGGCAAAAATATCAAGATCATCGGCGCCTGAGCGCAGGCTCTTCACGGCGTTGTGAAGATACGAACGCTGGTTCGCAGGAATGCCAACAACGCTGGCCTCAAGAAGTCGAACCTTGTTGATGACGTAAGTATCAATACCGCTCTTGTCGTCACGCTTCTTATCAGCGTTCTCAACACGAGCGCCAATGGAGAGGCCCAACTTCACTCCGCGCTTGATGGCACGGTAGGCCTGCATTGCCTGTGGATTCTCATCCTCTGGGCAGACCTTGACGTCAATGTCGAGATCGTAGACTTCCTCGCCAGTCTCTTCGTCCATGCGCTTCACAATGCGCGCATCGGTTGCGGAGCCGAAGAGGTCCTCGGGCACGTTGTAGTTGTGGTTGAGGAAGACGGTCATATTCTGCTTTGCAGTCTCTTCCATGCTCTTCAACGCAGACATCGCCATGGCATCGCCGTGGAGGTCGCGGATGGTCGAGGAGGTGGTTCCGGAGACGTAGCGGTCGCCGCTCTCCGTCTCGTATGCCTTAAGCGTTCCGGTGAAAAGTTTAAAGTCCACAGTATCCCCCTTCGGGCTGCTTGGCGACCCTGCGGGTCGCATCTACTTCAGTATCATCAACTCGTCAATAGATACCTTGTTTGGCTCCAGACTACCCAGGCCTTAAAGATTATATGCACATGCATGGACATATTACAACATCTTTACGATATGCGGGGGTGAAGACATGTTTCACGTGAAACTCTGGAAAAGATCCCATAATCTTCAGAAACTGCTACAATATGCCAATGAGTCAATCTGTTTGTAACTTGTGCGCCGAAATAAACCATACGGAAGAGCAACTCCAGGAAATCACCCTGGCGATTAAGCGACTTCAAAAACAGGCAGCCCCCCTCTTTAAGGAGTACATGGCAAACCGCTCCGCCCACCCAAGGTGCGCCAGTTGCACCATCCTTACGGGGCCAAACCACCTAGAGGGGAACCTTGTCCCAGAGCCGATGGTCCCTAGGGCAAAGGGTCAGCGGCGCTACCTCGTTTGTGACACCTGCTACATTGACCTACATAAGGCTAAGATGAGCGTCCCGCAAAGGAAGAAGTACAATCTTGACGCGGAGCAGATGCTGGAGCAGGAGACGGCCGAAGAGGAAGACACCGAATCGGTAGGGATTGCCGAAGACGAGGAGTAGTCGTGGGCTTCGACGTTCAGGGAACAATCGAGGTAAAGTTCACAGATGGGAACTTTGTTGTGCCACAATGGTGGTCGAGGTACCCTTGCATGCGTGCGGTAACATACGAAGATGGCAAACCGGTCATCATGCGGACACTTGCCGAGACACGCGAAATGATTAATCAAGACATGTTGAATGGTGTTTGGCAGAGCGCCCTTCAAAAACACCGAAGGGGATATAGATAGATGGCAGACGAACGCCCCAGCCTTCTCGACAGAATCCTTGGCAGAACGCCGGAACAAGTTGTCACCACGCCTAAGTCAGAAATTGGCGTAATCCCAGACTGGGAGAACAGCCCGTACGCACGCGCTGCCGTTGGCCAGGGCGGCGTAATGAAGCGCAGTGTTGCGCAGTTGCGACGATGGTCGCGCAACAACCCGTGGCTTCGCGCTGCGATCAACCTCCGTCGCCAGCAGGTAAGCCGCGCACGCTGGGACATTGTTGACCTTGACGGCAACTCAACGCCAAATCAAAAGATTGTTGATGAACTTCGCTACATGTTCCGCCACCCAAACAGCCGTGGCGATTCCTTCCGATCATTCATTGAGCCAGTGGTTGAGGACCTACTAGTTCTTGACCAGGGGTGCATTGAGGTTGAACTTACTCGTGGATCTCGTGCTGGGCAGGCTGGCGCAAAGAAGATTGCTAACCTTTGGCCAAAGGACGCAGGATTTATTGCTTTCGACCAAGAATGGGACGGCACAAAGCCGAATGAGCCACGTTATTTTGAGTTGGACGCAACCGGGAAGATTGTTGCCGAGTACCGCAACGATGAGATGGTTGTGCTAATTCATAATCCAGTCACATACTCGCCACTTGGTCTTTCCCCCCTAGAAGTTCTTGCGGAAACCATTGAGGCTGACCTGGCGGCGGCGGCATACAACTCCAAGTCTGTAATGCAGGCTGCGCCTCCGGGAATCATTGATCTTGGCGAAGGTATCCGCCCAGACCAAGTTGATCAGTTCAAGGCGTACTGGGAAGCCGAGATTGGCGGCAAGAGCATGGTTGCAATTGTCGGCGGCGGCAAGGGTGTTAAGTGGACACCACTTGGCGCGTCAAACCGCGACATGCAATTTATGGAGTGGCAGATTTATCTGGCGCGCAAGATTTGTGCGGTGTTCGGCGTTCAGCCACAAGACATCGGCATCTCGTTTGACGTAAACCGATCAAGCGCAGAGGTTGGCGCAGCGTTTACTGCCGACAACGGTATCGCACCATTGCTTGACCTCATTGCTGAGTACCTGACCCGCGAAATCATTTGGCGCTTTGATGAAACGCTTCGATTCGCTTACACCGATGTTGGTCGCGCAAGTCAGGCCGTCATTGCTGAGTATTACAAGGCTGCACTTGGCGGCCTTCCGTGGCTTCGTATCAATGACGCGCTTAAGGAGCGCGGTCAGGACGGCATTGGCGAGTACGGTGATGAGATTTGGGTAATGTCGCCAAAGGGGTACATGCCGATGTCTCTCTATATTGAGTATCTTGAGCACGAACTGCTTGGTGGCGGGTCAAATGAGAACGAAGACGGGGATGGCCCGGACGATGATGAGCCAGAGGGGCCAGACGACGATGGCGGCGCAGAGCCATCTCCTGAGGATGCAACCGACCCCGAGACAATGCGCCCTGAAAATCCGCAGATGGGCCCGAACCAGCAGCCGGCAGATCAGAAGGCGGCTGGAACCCCAGTAATTACTTGCGACATTGATGGGACGCTCCTCACTGCCAGCGGACCCATTGATGACACCGTGGACTTCCTTCTTGATCAATCGGATGCATGCAAGATCATCATTTTGACTGCCCGCGACGAGAGCAAGCGAGAACAAACCGTTGCGCTGTTGAATAAGTTTGATGTTCCATTCGACCGCCTGATTATGAAAGACACCGACGAGGAGCAGCCAGTTTTCAAGAAACGAGTGATGCGACAACTCATGCAGGACGAGAACGTCGCACTTGCCATTGAGAATGACCTAGCGGTCATCGCTGAATACAAGAAACTCGGCGTTCAGACCATGACTCCAGATCAGGTCCCAGACGTCGACGAAGACGATGAGGACGATGACGAT